GCAACCCAATGGCTTCCATCTTTGTAATGGGGATCCAAGTTAAACACGGCCCCAAGCATACGAGTTCCCCTCTTGCGTTCCTCTTTCAAATCTACGTGGCAGAATTGGTCATTCATACATTTCTTTTCAGACCCTGTTTGATATGGGCTGGGTGCCGAAAAATCAACAGGAACAACACCTAAGAATTTGAAATCTGGATAGCCCCTTTCATATTGTTTCATAACATGAAGAATATCATCACTACTGAGCCATGCATCCGGGTCTGATTTCCATTCCTCGGGCATTTTGGGTCGAAAATAGGTATTTAGAATTGCCTTCTTCTCTTTAGCGCTTATAGCCGAGCGTTCTAAAATACAGCGTTCATCACCAACAGCACATCCAAGTTCGTTTGCAAGAGTTGCTTGAAGAGTCCGATCACCACCGCCAGTCCCTCGTTGTTTAAGCGTATGTGTCGCAATCTTCTGCAGAACATCAGGAGTCAAGCAGGACCCTTTGTTTCGTCGGGCTGCGTATGGGGAGCATCGTGTGGGTCCCGGATTTGGAGGCACACGACTCTTTTTTCGAGTTCGCCTTGGCGGCATATCCTGATTCATCCTTACAAATTAAGCCTTGGTGAATAGAATGGCACAAGAAGGGTCCCGAACAAAACGATTAAATACAGCGACCTTTTGGCATATCATATTCCCTATTTTGATTCTTCTGATTTTACTCTTTGTGCTCTTTGTTATATACACAATGCCCGACTGGGCTATTACATGTTCAACTGGATTGGCATCCGTTCGTCGTATGGCTGCAAATTCAGCGGTCCCCTAGTTCCAGAGAGGATATGTCCATAGTATAGAAAGCGTAGATGCAAACAGATGCAATCCTATGGACACTTCTTGGCCTCGGCCTCACAGGAATGATTTCTATCATCGTATGGCTCGGATTTTTGACGCAAAATAAGGATAATGCCTCAGAAATCCGTAAGAATCTCGGAATTGTTGGTGGAATAAGCGCGGTTCTAATTGGTATCTTTGGATTTGTGGCCTATATGTATTTTATCCAAAATCCTGGCTACATTCCCTTCTTCACATTGATCATGCTCTTTGTGAATTTATTCTTGGGCGTGTTTGCCGTAAGTGCAGCCTCCTTATCGATTGTGCATTCGTAAGGTTCACCCCCTTTATTCAAGGGTCCTTATAATAGACTGCAATCGTCTGGTGTTGAATACGGTATTTAGATTTAGCAGGTGCATTAGGAAAGAAACAAATCCCTTGAAAACGGATAGCAACACGGAGTTGCTGCCCCTTTTTAAATGTCGTTGGAGCGGCCCCTTTGATCCAAGCTCCTTGTTTCCATCCCCACACACGACCCATAGGTTTGTTGGAAAGATTCTGACCGTGTAAATAAATTGTAAATATGTTGCCTACAATGGAATATTGCATGCTTCGTTCAATATGGTCTTGTAACTCTCCTCCTCTATACTCAAGCCATGATGCATGATCTAAAAGTAAGGCAATAATATGATTTTCAAATCGTTTTATGTGTGTATAGGCTACAGACTCATGCTCAAGTTCAAATTCAAGACGCCCAGATGTAGAATCCCATGCATGCACTTTCATAAAAGGCGTTAGGACTGCAAAGCACGGCATTTTGAAACTAGGAGCTTCATAACTTAAAGGGAGAATGGTGCGTTCATAACGAATATCCGTTTCATTCGATCGAAGTCGGCGCGGCGATTCTAGACGTAGATTTTGTACGTCTAATTGTTCGAGGGGAAGGACCATTTCAATCCACCCCGCATCATGTCCTCCATTCATACTGCTTCTATAGACTAGTTTTGTAGCTTTGAGTAGTCCTTGCACATACAGCAAACGAACAGCGGTCTAAACCCACAACACCCTTTTGCACAGAATGGATGAACTAAACCTCATTTGGATTGGAAATAGAGGAACGGGAAAACAAACACAGATTCATAAAGCGCTTCAAAATGTTGCACAAGGACGCGGTATTGGATTACAAATTCGAAAGGCAATCTGGACTACGGATACAAATAAAAAGCTCCAACGCGAGTCTGAACAAACGGAGGCTCAACAAGATGAGACTGAGACACCGCAACAGGGAGAAGGAATTCCGTATGAGGCATCGCTCGTGCATCTCGGATTTGATATTGCACGTATGTCTATGCAGGATAAAAACTATATTGCGAGCCTTTTGGACCGTTTAGGATTTGGCTCTGAAGTCGCTGTGGGAAAAAAGAAGCAGGCTGTGAAGCGCATCTTAGTTTTTTATCACGCTCACTTGCTAAGTCATGACAGTGTCTTGCAACTTCAAATGGCTCTAGAGACACATGAAGGAAGTTTGGTGATTTGGTGCACGAGTGAGCTACCCCTTCCGTATGAGTTGGTAGACTGGTTTGTGGAGATTCCTATTGGAGGAAAAGACTATACACTCTCTAAAATGCGTCAAGAATATGGGGCTAATACAGTGGATTGGGGGCAATATTTTGATCAACTTCTTTTGGAATGGTCCAAGAAGCCCATGACATTGGATCGTGTGCAAGAGATTCGAGACTGGATTTATTTTTGTTTGCAGCGTAATTTAAGATGGCAAGAAGTTGTGCATTATATTCTGGATTCTCTTCTTCATCTACCTATACCCGATGATAGGCTAAAAAAAGCAGTGACTATCCTATCAAATGAGGCTTCTACAGGCGGTGGACAAACGCTTGGAAGCTACCGAATTCCGATTGCATGGGAACACTTGGGACTGCATTTAGCCACTGCTTTGGCGGCACCTAATCCAGCCTAGCGCAGCCTAAATGACTAATCTGTGCTTCAAATAGGACTTGCCATGAAGAGTATGACAGAACTTCCATGGCTATCAGATTTTTTAAAGCCTATACACAATGACTATCAAACACCGCCTCCTAAACACACCTTTGCCCCTATATCACACAGTGATTTAACCTATATTTTCAAGACAGCACAAGAAGATGATCCTTTTGATACACTTCACCTTAAAAAAGAAACAGCATCTGCACTCGGCGCGGGGCGTGCAACAGTCATAAAGTCAATATCCCCCCTCGGTGAAATCATTGTTATATCCTTCAAGAAAGATCCTTTACACCCCCCGTGGAACTTGTGGTGGCGCAGTGTTCGTCTCTTGAGTCCTCAACAAAAAGTGCGTATTCTAATCTTTGCGCATCCGAAGGAGCGCACCTTACCAAAACAGGGGACACGAATCGGATCTGCACACGTAAATGGTGGTGCAGCCTTTCGTTGTGAGCCACAGACAATTGTTCTTTACAGAAAAGAGGAGATTACGCGAGTTTTAATTCACGAACTGTTTCACGCCTCTTGCTCAGACCCTTATCATTTAGATACACCTCAGATTGAGGCGGATACTGAAGCGTGGGCAGAAATGCTCTTGTGTGCAATGGCGGCCAAGGGAGAGACACAGCCGTTTGTGCGTCATATGCGAGAACAAATTGATTGGGCTGTGCGACAAGCTGCAACTCTTCAGGATACATATAAGGTCTATTCCCCACGCGACTATGCTTGGAGATATTTGATTGGCCGTTTAGAAGTTTGGCGACGACTAGGAATTCAAGTCCCTTCCGCTCCAACAGGATATGCAAAAGTGCATTCTTTACGATTTACACTGTGTGAGCCAAAAGATGTGTGAACCAAATAAGGCCGTCTAAAAAATTGCTTATCTACACATGTAGACTACAAAGGTATATAAGTATGGGCGTAAGAGGACTTCAGAGCTTTCTTCGACAATATAGCAACCCGAAAACAATCGAGGATCTCTTAAATCCCAAATCGGCACGACTGCGCATTGGGATTGATATCAGTTTCTACCTCTATCGTTGGCAAGGAGATGTGCAAAAAGTTCTTGACTTTATTCGATCCCTACAAACGAATCAACATCAAGTTCTCTTAGCCTTTGATGGTCGTGCAGAAGATGGAAAACAATGGGAGGCACAGAGACGCCGTGATATACGAGACCAGGAGATGCAATCTGCCAATAAGATTCTAGAGATTCTGAATACGGATGAAGATCTTACAGACGATCAGCGATTTCTATTGGAACGCAGAGCTGCAGAGCATCAGAAAAAGGGGTGGAGTCTAACGCGAGAGATTCGACACACTATCAAAGAGCGCTTGTATGAGGAAAAGGTGCCGATGGTGAAGGCAAAAGGAGAGGCAGATGGCCTCTTGGCCGCGGCGTGTGCAAAGGGGGATCTGGATATTGTGATTAGTGGCGATATGGACTTGCTTGCAATGGGGGCAACCCATCTTTGGACTCCTCTTGAGGATGGATTCCAGTTCAGAGAGTATGATAGAGAGCAAATTCTGCAGGAGCTTGGGTTTGGAGATTGGCAGTTCCGCAGTCTATGTGCAATGTGCTTCACTGAAACCAGTCAAGAACAAAACAACTTTACAATTCAACAAGCGTATCATATGCTCAAAGTCTTTCGAAATCTGACTACACTCAAACAAAAATATCCTCAATGGCTTGCGGTATGGCCAGACGACAATCATATCTTTTATCGACCGGTGGAAGCCATTGAGCCGTGGATTCGCGAAGACCAAATGTATCTGTATAAGGCCTTTATGAATTATGAGCCGATGCCGTATGAGTAACATGTTTCTTCTTTGTTTTTCTAAGTTTTCCTCCTTGAAGAGGAATACTCGTAATTCCAAACGGCACTTTTTCTTTTTTAGTAACAACCATATACCGTCCACCTGATGGCTCTATGAAATTGACATAATTCATAGCACCATCAATTGTATTTAATTTTACTATTGCATCAGGTGATAAGGATGATGAATTTGGAGCATCTCCAGGTTCATACCAATTATTTTCTAATGAACAGATTTGTTTATAGAAGTTGAGTTTTTGTTCTGGCTGCGCAGTATTGAATCTTGATATCAAATTTTTATAAATACTTACAGCACCCTTGATATCTTTTAATAGATTTTTTTGCCAAAATGCTGCGCCGAAAAATAGAATTATTTGCTGCACATTTGCTAGATATTTGTGATGATTAACTGTATTTATAAATTTAGAACTAACGCCAACTATTTTTGGGGTTCTTTGATTTTCTGGTAGTTCTGAAATGTGTTTGATTAGATTAAATATTTTGCGTATTCTGTCAAATTGTGCGAGTTTTTCTTTTATTTTATCCTTATCAATGTAATGCTTTGCTTCTGCAACAATAAAAATGGCTGTATCGGTATAGTCTGCTTTTGTTTTTGGGGTAGGCAGCCCTGCTTCTTTTACACGACTATAGTCTGGATAATATTTTATATTTTGCAATAAAAATGCAGCATCAAAATCAGTTATATCCTGTTGTGTTTTAGGGTCTGATAGTTTTTTTATTCGAAACCGTTCCACTTTCATCAGAGGATATTCTGCTATAAGATACGTTTCTAATACTTCTTGAAGTTCATATTCAATTGCTTCAGATTCATAATATTGAAAACCTCTCAATCCCTTTAATTCTTTATAGATCGGGTCGAGCTTTTCTTTGAATTTCTTTTCTAGTTTTTCTTCTAGTTTTTCTTCTAGTTTTTTTTCTAGTTTTTCTTCTAGAATATCATCTAATATTTCAAGTAAACGTTTCTCTGTGAGTGGTACGTCTGCCATTCTATTCTTACTTTTGTTTTCTAGTCTTTTTATGATTACGCTTACAACACTTTGGACAATCTCCAACATCGGGCGAACAAGGACATATAGATTTTCTACATGTCCTTTTCTTTTGTGTTGTTTTGAAGCGGCGGGTGGGCATTTCTGTATATGGGGATATAAAATTGATAGTATAGTCTTGCCCCTTAAGGATAGAAAATGGAACAAAATCAAGTGCAGTGTCAACGATGTGGGCAGGGAAATATGTGGCAGGGAATTCAACTTTCATTTCATTTCCCTCGTTCGTTTAATGGACGGCCTCTATGTCCAAACTGCTTTCAGCAATACACGCGAGAACGAAATAGACTGCTGCAACAGATGCGTAGGAATAGACAGTAATTCTATGTAAAATATTACCATACTTTACATAAAAAAGATTGTATATAGTTGTGCAAGGTGCGAGATTCGAACTCGCGAGGATTGCTCCACTCGTTCTTAAGACGAGCACCTTCAGCCACTCGGTCAACCTTGCTAGAAGCCTCTAACAAGACTTTTAGCAAGTTTTTACATCAACTCACGATGATAACTTGGTTACAGACAAGCCTCGTCGCAGGGATGGAAGCGTGTTTTTGAAACGACTAGGCTCCCTCACGTCTAGTCTTGTCTTTTACTCTTTAGGCAGTCTTGGCGGCCTTGGCAGCAGCGGCCTTGGAAGGAGGGAAGTGGGGCTTCAGGTAGGTCTGCAGGTTGAAGATGGTCAGCTCCACACCGTCGTCGATGCGCAGCAGCTTCTTCAGAGCCGCATTGGGCTTAATCTTCTGGCCCTCGGTCAGACCGTTGTCCTTGGCATACTTGTTCATCGCGCGAGTCACATCCTGACGGGCGGCGGTGCTGTTCTTACCCAGACCCAGGAAGGTGGACAGCTCATCGCTGATGGCTACAGGGTCCATCAGGTTGTTATGTTTGGGAGCGCTACCGTCGGCACTCTCGGTGCTACGGTTCTTGCGCTTCTTGCCAGCAGCCTTGATGTCGGCGGCGGCACGCTTGGCTACACGCTTCAGAGAGGCCAGGGCGGCAGTCGCAGAGTCGCGGATAGTGGTCAGTTGATCCTGCAGGGCCTTCAGCTCATCACTCAGAGACACCTCAGAACCATCAGAAGTGGTAGAGGCAACAGGAGCAGGAGTGCTTACGCTAGGGGCGGACACAGGAGTAGCAACAGGGGCGGACACCGCAGCGACAGGGGAAGGGGAAGGCTTAGGAGTGGCCTTCTTGGGAGCGGCGGCAGCAGGGGCAGCAACTACAGGGACTGGGGCAGCAACTTCAGGAGCAGGGACAGATTTTTTCACAGCTTTCTTCACAGGGGCGCTCATCGTACTCGTGCTGGAGGTATTGGTGCTAGACATTTTTACGCAACTTGTGCCTTCCTAACTCGGGAAAATGGGGGTGCAATTTTTTAGCCCTGCGTCCAATTTTTAACATGACTTCCTTGCGTTCTCACTTTTTTTTTTGAAATCACTCAGTTTCTGCTTGATGATTAAGAATATGCTTATATTTATGTGAATCTTGATGATATATCAATTTCCGACATGGTGTTTCAAATCCTATACGTATATATAGATAAAGGTATGAGTAAAGAAAATCGTTCAGTATTAGGTTCTGCTCCTCTCAAAGCACCAGCCTACAAAACATTAGGTCAAGGATCATTTGGGTATGTTCTAGATCCAGCCGTACCTAATCGTATTGGAGCAACTATTGAAACATATCCTGGTAATGTTACAAAGGTATATAGGAATGAAGCAACCTATCAGAATGCAATGAGAACTGTTGAAAAGATTACAAATATTATGGGGATGGATGAAGGGCATCGCGCCAATGCCTATCAATATCCTTATACAATACAAAATTTATATTCAAATCTTCCTAAAAATATTCAAGCCCAATATAATAAGAATATAGGCACACGGAGACGAAACCCAACAAATAGACTTTATATGACGCGACTTCCCAATTTAGGAGTTGATATTATAAATGCTACAAGGAATAAAGATATTATTAAACAAATTCGTAATGTACCTATTCTTACAATCTTGCAACAGGTAAAGAAGTTAGTAGAACAGACACTTCATATGGCACAAATGCAATATATTCATGCAGATATTCGTGATAGAAATGTAATGATCAATCCTACGAATGGTACTATGACAATTATTGATTTTGACTGGCTGAAACCAGCGGAGGAACTTTACCATGCCTATCCATTTGGATTTTACAATAATCCACCAGAAATGTTATTTCTAAATTCAGACATATTTACAATCAACTCGCCATCTTGCAAAGATATGATACCTACATCATTCAGTGCAAATGCTATACGATCTCTAAAACAATTTGAACACCAATATGGTTCAATTGAGGCATATGAAAACCATCTTTTGTCTAGACATAGAAAAGGCCCTTTATCAGACCTTGAAATAAAAGAGCTAAAATTAATAGCCCTTTATAAACGGTATATAAGATATACATCTTTTTTTAATGGACTTAGTAGAGGGTTTGATGTAATTATGGTATTACGTGATTGTTCTGAAATAGATGATTTTAATATGGTTATGCAAGAAGCTGGTTGTGATAATTATAATTTTTTGATGGAACAACCGGTTCCTGAAGAAAAAGATAGAATGTTTGCACTATTTATAGATTATGTTGCACCAACATTTGATAATTATGGTCTTGGATTAACCCTGCTTGAATTATTTCTCATCCTATATCCAATGTGTTTAACCAAACCAATGTTGGCAGGAAATCCACATGAAAATATGGCACAATTTCACGCCAATCTCAGAAGCCGTATTACAAGAAATGGAGAGGCCTATACGGAACAGGAAATTTCCGCGATTGCTACTGCGCTTACAGAAACATCAACCCTGTTGCATCTTATGAGTTCTTTTTATATTCGTGATAGACCCGCGCCAGATACCGTTGTTGAAATGATGTCAACTATACTCGATGCATATATAGAAGAGACTAGCAAAGCGGCACCACCAAATGCATCTCAAGGCGGTAAAAGAAACTATAAAAAAACGCGTCATATAAGGCGGTATTCAAAGAGGCACTTATAGTCTTGGAATTTAGTAGTGTAGCGTAAGTAGGATGACAAAAAAGAAACCGTCAGCACCCGTCAATACGCTTGTAAGACGATGTGCAAATATACGATCTAAAAAACATCCTGATTCTCAATGTCCAATTACAGCATCCCACGGAGACTTTTGTGCCCGACATCATAAGAATCCTACGCGATTCCAAGAGAAAATAACTGTTGGAACACCAACCTATTCTAAAAATGCAGCGGCTGAAAAAATTCAGCGGTGGTGGAAACTTTTGACTGGATTTCTCCGTTTCCAGCGACAAGGACCTGCAGTCAATACACCAGCTGATGCTGAAAACCAAACCGATGTCTATACGCTGGATTTTACAGCGAGTATTCCCATGGTCTATCGTTGGAGTTATGCAGATGAAAAGAAACACATGTGGCTCTTTGATATACGAAGCATTTCTATGACAAGAGCGCAAGATAGTCGTGAAGCTATTCTGAACCCCTACACACGAGATCCTTTTTCAGCGACAACAGAGGCCCGCTATTCAGCGCGTTGTGATTGGTTACGAAAGAGAAAGTACTGTCTTGTGCATATGGCGGATACGGAACTCACACCAGAACAACTCTGGCATCAGCGCATTTTAGATGTTACAATGAAATATGATACACTAGGGTATCACACATGTTTGAACTGGTTTGAAGAATTATCGGCACCCTATCTCTGGCTCTTTTATGCTGAATTATGGGATCTCTGGTCTCATCGTTTACAACTTACACTGGATATTCGGCAACTTGTCGTGCCGAACTGGAATTCAGCTGAAAATCCAGTCTTCAAATGGCATCCCAATGAGCTGAAATACAAGCATGAGAAGAAGTGGTGGCAAAAGACTATTTTAGATCTGTTGCATCGATTTGTATCGTCTGCTCAACTCAAAGAGCACAAGATACTTGGAGCCTTGTATGGCATGACAGCCTTTGCAATTGTGAGTCCAAGAGTGCGTCAACACTATCCTTGGCTTGTAGAAATGCAAGATGATACCTAATTCTTACCCACTCGGGTAAGGGTATTGTTGTTTGGGTAAGTGTCCATATTGCTCAGAGGCTGTAATAGGGACTTGGTTCAAAGAGCCCGTATAGGCTGGCTGAATAATGCTGCAATCCGCTGGAAAAGGTTGGCGATAGATTCCAGGATCGGCGCAATAGCAGCTGACACCCTTGACTGGATTTGGTAGTCTTTCAAGAATCGTAGCAACTGTGCTGCAATTCTGTAGAACAACGCCACCCGCAGTTCCAAAGTTGGGATCATTGCAGTTGGCGCAACCCGCTTTACGTTCAAACACAATCTGTTCGCTGTAAGTTGTGCTGAATCCATTTGTGGGGCTTACCGAACGAGGCACAGGGGGCTTGCCGTCGGAGCAGCATTCGGCGCGAGGTCCGTGGTGTGTGCTGGAATTGTTCTTTTGGCTCATTTGTGCTTTACGCATTGTCACTTCACTTGCATCACGGGGCTGCCAGTTGCTGCGATAGGTATTTGCAGCAAGTGCGCGCTTTTCTATTAACTTTGAGGCGTCCATCTATACTTCTGTTTAGATTTCAAAAAAAAAAGAGGCGCATTCCTCACACCTCACAGATTTGTTCATACACCACTGCGTTCGAACCAAAAAAATTGCTTCCCCGGTTCTAGTAGCCGAAAGGTACAGAAGAAAGAATCAAAATGTCCTCCAATACCGTTGTAGCCTCTAACTTTAACACCCAGAAACTATCCTTCAGTCAGCTGCGCGTCCTCGATTCCGGTGGCAAGCAAGCTTACATCAACTATGATAATGGCAACTTTGTATTTCAAACTCCCAATTGCCGTCTGCCGTATGGTATGAGTGCATTTGACAAGGCGGGTCCCGTCAAATACAGTGCAGAACTGTCTCTGAGCGGGTATGATGACACTGGAAGCAAAATGCGACCTTTCTACGATGCTCTGAGTCGTCTAGATGAGTATATGATTGACCAGGGTGTGAAGAACTCCAAAGCGTGGTTCAAGTCTGAGATGAGCCGTGATGTGATCAAGGCGTTCTATTCCCCCGTGATTCGTCTAGCCAAGGATCGTGAAGGCAACCCTAAGCCTTACCCTCCTACCGTGAAGCTGTCTCTACGACAGAAGCGCGACTCTCAGGAGTTTGATGTGGTCTGCTTTGACGAGAAGCGTGTGCAATACAAGGGCATTCCTCTGGAGGAGCTACTTGTAAAGGGTGCGCAGGTGACCTGTCTGATTCAGTGCACGGGTGTATGGTTTGCGGGTATGAAGTATGGTCTGAGCTGGAAGCTGAGCCAAGCGATCGTGACCAACCTACCTCAGAGCTCTCGCAACCTGGCGTTCGTCGATAGCGAGCTAGACGTAAGTGACACCCCTGCTCCCGCTCCGTCTAAGAAGGCCCCTGCACCTGCTCCTGTAGAGGATGAGGAGGAAGCCTCTGACGATGGAGAGGATGAAGCCTTCTCTGCGCCTCCTCCTAAGAAGCCGTCTGTAGTGGCGGCTGTTCTGCCCAAAGCGGCTCCTGCTCCTGAGCCCGAGGAGGAAGATGCAGATGATGCGGAACCGGTGCCCGTGCCGAAGAAGACTGGCTCCGTGATCAAGAAGAAGGTCATCACCAAAAAGTGATAGTAAGGATATAAAGAGTTTGTGATTAGCTATATCTAGAAGATTAACAGTCTTCTCCTGTAGGACATCAGCACGAACGGTGGTGCGCGCGTCTTATGAGCGCGAGGTAGCGGGATCGATACCCGCATGTCCTAAATTTAATTACATCTTTTTTCTTGTAGTATTACTATTTGAAAAAAGACCCCCCTAATGTTATATTATACATATTTCCACATAAACCCACCAGCCGTTTTATTGCGACCAGACTTTGCACAGACTCGTGCAATTGTGCTATAACATATATTTGTTTTCTTATTTGCGTCTGTTATACTTGCATATTTCTCTATAAGATTATCATTCAAATCATATTTACCAACTGGTTTTCTATGACATGTTTCATTCATTTCTCTCCCTTTTGCTAATGCATCTATTGCTTTTTGAGATGGTGCAATCCCTTTGAATCGTTCTTTTCTTTCTTTACAAATGCGCTCATATTCTTCTTTACTCATAGTTTTCCAATATTTTTTGCCAGATTCACTTAATTTTTCTTTCTGTTCATCGCTAATTGGTTTTCCATAATTTGGAGCATTCACACCTTTGAAACGCTCGCTCATTTCTTTTCGCTTTTCCTCTGTCCAAACCTTTTTCAGACTTTCTTTCATCTTTTCAATAGATTCTGGATGAAGTTTGCTAAAATGCCCCCCACCTTTTAGATTATACCCATTTGGACTCATTGTATTGAACTTTTTGATATACTCTTCTTCATATCTATCACAATCTTCATCAAAACAAATGCAAATGATTTGATATTTGAAGTTTTCTATACCATATTTCTCATAGGCTCCAGCGAGGTGTCGGCCCGCCATTTTACACATTTTATGCTGTCGCCATCGCTCATTGATATCAGGACGTCTTGTTTGACCAACATATTGTTTTTTATTTATCATATTTGTGATAAGATATATGTATCCCATTCCCTTCACAAACCCTCTCTACCCACGTATTCGCGAAATACCATCAATCAATTTTCTGAAGCCGCTTTAAGTCCCACCACCACATTCAATTTAATGACCATACATTTAGGAGCATGGAAACAATCCTCTATCCCAAACAGCAAATGATTGTTTCCGAAGGGGCTGTATATAAATTGCATATAACACAGAATAAAAACAGAAATACCGGTCAAGTAGAGTCTTATAATTTAAATCTGGGAGGTAAGACACGAAAATGTTTTAATATGACAGTTCCAAGTCTGCAAAGTAATAAAACAGAGTCCTTTTTGAGTTGGGCGGAGGCACACGACGAGTGTAGCTTTGAACGCTTTATAAATAAAAAGGTCACGCAACATATGATCCTGCTAGGAATTTCTATTGCACAAAGTATGAATCCTAATCTAAAAACTATTCAGTTTGATGATATAAGTAATATAACCTGTATATTTCCAGATGGAAAAGAACAAAAAGTCCCTATGAAACCATTTCATCTTGCATTTCATCAAGCAACATGGTATGAATATTATTTTGATGCAAAACTTGTGAAAGATTATGATTCGTATGTCGCCCTAAAAGCAAATTTCAAAAATCCAGCGAAGAAGTCGCAAACATTTGATTTCAAACATCCAGAACTTCAAGAACAACTAGAACCCCTGTATGCTAAAACAGCCACATGGGAGGAGTTTTTTGCGGAACTATCGCACACCTATAAAGATAAAAAATGTACAGTTCTCTATCCGTGGCTCAATGACGCACTCTATATCATTTTTGAAAATAACCCCTATTTTGAAAGTGTAAAATGGTATATTGATTTGGAAGAAAACAAACAAAAAAATAAGACGGCCCCTGTATATTTTGAGTCGTATGAAGTAAAACAAGAAGGTGGAAGACGAAAAACCAGAAAACAGAGGAAACAGACAAGTATAAGAACCTATTTGTATCCGAATCGACCTGATGTTGAGAAATGGAATTATAAGACTTTTTTAATTTCATAAGATGGAAAAATTGACTCTTTACATTGTATTTCGTATGGCACTCATAGGACGCTACGAAATACAATGAAGTACATTCTTTCTGCAATTCTAAAAAGATTTGCATCTCCTAAGCCGTCTCCGCTGGGTCGATGGAAAATTGAGTATTGCACAAAAGCGCTAGATAACAAAGTAAATATGACGAATGAGGATCACTGTGGGTCTTGTAATTCGTATAGACTTACAAAACTAGCACCCACACTCCCCGTAAATATGAATACACCCATCAGTAATTATGAAAATGATGATCTAAGATTTCTATGCCTCTAAAACCCGCCCATCAATATGCCGCCGTGCATAGCACCCGTTTGCAAAATGTCCCTTACGACCGCATCGAAAACACAGCAAGCCAGATTTGCACCCTTTTTCATGTTGTGCACATTCAAATGCCGTCGCAAAGATTTTATTGCACAACTCACAACTGTAATCTCCTAACTCTTTTCCATAAATATCCGTCTTGGCAAAACATTCTTTCCCAAAATGTCCTGAGCGCCCACATGTGATGCAACGATCTTTGGCCCCCCAAATTTCGCGTTGAAGCATATAGAGTTGTGCCTCATCGAGCACTTCAGAACTGTAAGAACCACCGCGGACATTTGGAATACCATATTTGGCCATGTATTCTTTCACGTATTTGTCTTCATCAAATGGACTTGCATCTTCAATGACCAGCACAAGTTCAAGGGGTTCATACTTTCGGGTCCACACAGACCCCTCACCTCGACAATGTTCCTTGTAGCGTCGAAGAACATTTTCTGATTTTCCAATATAATATCGATTTCCTTTGAGCCGTAAAATGTAAATATGTGTTGTATTCATAGGGTGTGTGAGAAATATAGGTGTATCTACACAGAGAACATAATTCTCTTTAGGTCAGTCATACCCAAGGTCTAAACATACATCACTATTTCTATGCAAATGGACACTATCCCAGATGAATACAAATGTCCTATTGGAATGGATCTCATGTCTGACCCTGTGATTGGATCGGATGGACATACATATGAACGCTCCAGTATTGAACAATGGCTTCAAACAAATTTTCACAGCCCTATGACGCGTCAACCTATGACTGTGACGGATCTCAAGCCTAATTTTGCACTGCGCACCGCCATTGAACGCTGGAAACTAGGTGCAAATGTATCTGTATCAGCCCAAGCAGACTCTACTCCCAGCCCCCAACCCATTCAAAAAGAGTTCTTTGTGCGTATTGTAAAATCTGAAACAGGAGGCGACGCATCTCTTGAACTTGAATGCAACACTATGACTCCTATGGAAACAGCACTGATTGCCGTCCTGGATACCTCTGGGTCCATGGATTCTCTTGCACAGCCAAATGCATCGACGAAAGAACAAGCCCCCTTTAGTCGCCTTGATCTTGTCAAACACTCTATGCGAGCCGTGTCAGCCCTTATGCATTCAGAATATGCGACTACCAAATCCTCTCTTGGAATTATTCAATTCAACACAAAGGCCTCCATCCTTATGCCCGTAAAACAAATGGATGCAATAGGTCTGGCAGAATCGAATACCGCAATTACCAATCTTCGTGCAGGGGGATCTACCAATATTTGGGACGGTCTTCGTCTTGCCCTCGATCAAGCTACCCTTATTCTGAATCGCAATCCGAGTATCAATGTTCAAATTCTGCTTCTAACGGATGGCGAACCATCCCAGAATGAAATTCCACCTATGGGAATTGTGCCGACGCTGAAACGAAAGCTTGACCAACTCGGGTCAAAGGTGACGATTAGTGGATTTGGATTTGGCTACAGTCTTGATAGGTCTCTAATGGAAAGTATTTGTGTGGAAGGGGGTGGAAGTTTTGGATTTATTCCAGATTGCAGTATGGTGGGAACAGTGTTTATCAATTGGTGTGCCAAAGCACTTCTGACAGTTGCCCATAATGTGCGTGTGCAAGTTGATGAAGACATCTTTTTTATTGGTGATTGTCTCAAAGGTCAATCAAAATCACTCTATTTTCCCAAATGGTCTGATGAGAAACGAGTGTCACAAATCCAATATGATACTCGACTTGTCTATAGACCCACTCCAATTGAACAAATTGGGTCTGTACTTTCAACCAAGTCAATTGCAGCCCTCTATGAGACGATCAAAGCTCTCACCCAGGTGAAATATATTCATAATGTTGTAAAACTCAATTCTGAAGCACAGACGCAGGGAGCAATAGACCCTGTAGGAAGACTGACTATCCTGTATACTGAACTTTTGAATCTTCATTCCCAAGACCAGCTCATTCAAGATATTCTTCTGGATATTATGAGCTCGAATGAAAATGAAGGTCAAATTCAAAAGGCGATTTCAAACCAAGAGTGGTGGGATACTTGGGGTGCCAATCATTGTATTGCCTATGCAAGGGCGTTGCGACTCCAGCAATGTATTAATTTCAAGGATAGAGTTCTGCAACATTTTGTGAGCGATGAATTCAAGGAGCTTCAGGAAAAAGGTGCCGATATTTTTAGCACACTTGAAGCACCGACACCGTCTGGATATGGAGGTGACCTAACTTTTTCTTCTGGATCTATCAATATGAGCCAATACATTCTTCAAGCAGGTCCTTGCTTTGCAGGAGATTGTTTTGTGTACATGCACGGCAATACCTATTGCAAAGTGCGAAATTTACGAAAGGGGGATCGTGTCTATGGAGGACACCGTGTAGACTGTATTCTATTTACACCCGCAAAAGACAAAGTTGAGATGGTTCATTTTGAGAGTGGACTTCAGATTACTCCTTGGCACCCTATGCGTCAAGAAGGCGGTTCTTGGATGTTTCCTGCAGAACATCCTGAAGGAACCCTTAAGAAAGAGTATATGGACGGGTATTACAATTTGGTTCTAGAGTCTGGTCATATCGTTCAAATGCACGGATTTGAGGTCTGCACTCTGGGACATGGATTTACGGACAATGATGTAATCGCACACCCGTATTTTGGAACAGAGGCTGTCATTCAGGATTTGAAGACATATTCTGGGTGGGACTATGGATTTGTAATGATGGATTCTCTAAGACTTCGTAAAGATTCTGAAACCGGTCTTGTAAATCGTATCTAGGTAGAAAAAATTGATTCATAGAGTAAGATATAGAAAGAAGTACCCAGAGCAAAACAAACGAACGCAAACATGGAACAGGAGCATGTGCACGATGTGTATTCCTCTATTGCAGCGCATTTCAATGAGACACGTTATAAGCCATGGTTTAGTGTGCGGTCCTTTCTTCAGTCAGTTCCATCAGGGTCTCAGATTCTAGAGGTTGGATGTGGCAACGGAAAGAATCTGGGAGAGCGCCCTGATTGTATCATGTTTGGATGTGATCCTTGTAAGTCTCTTCTTGAATTTGCCCAACTTCAACATCCTACGGCGAATCTATGTATTGCCAATGGCCTTGCACTTCCGTATCCAACTGCGTCTATGGATATCGTTATGTCGATTGCAGTCTTTCATCACCTCACGACCATACAGGACAGACGTAAATTCCTACAAGAACTTGCGCGAGTCTATACTGGTCGAGGAGGAGGAATGATTACGGTCATGTCCCCTGAATTGGTTGAGAAATTCTGGACACCGCTTGGGCCAAAAGGAGACTACTTTGTGCCCTGGACAAATAAACAGGATGGCGTCGTATATCAACGATACTATCATGTCTTTGACAAGGAGGAACTTGAAGGAATCTTTGAAGGAATTCTACCCATTCGTGAAATTACTAGTGAATGTGGAAACTGGTATGTGTATATCTAGACCTCTTTAGTAGAATGGCTGTCCGACTCATAACGGATCTTGATGCGTTTTTTGCTGGTGCAGATGACGCCAAACAAGCTAGATTTCAAGAGTTTTTTAGGACTGCGTATGGATCGAAAAAGAATCAAATGCCATTTTCCATATATTTTGAACGAAATGATTATAAACAATTATTTTCTACGCTTATTGTCCGTGATAATGCAGAAGCCTTTCGTTCCTTCTTAGACGAATTTCATATTTCTCCTGATGCAACCCTTACAGCATATGGGACCCATCCCGAGTTCCTTTTCTTTTTAGCAACGACATCGGATAGTGGAGTTCGTGAAGATATTGCGGATAGTTTACTTGAGAATGGAGTGAATGTGTATAGTGTGGATCCAGAAACAGGATTAAATGCTTTAATGGCCGCAGTTGTAAACTATTCTGCTGATGGTGTGCAATATTTACTATCTCGAACGGAAATACAACCTGGTATTCGTGCGACGAAAGGGGCCTATGCTGGATTATCTGCATTGGATATTGCAGAAAATAATTATGCAGAACTATATGATTTTGTTCTAGATATACAAGCACAATTAACACAACTTACTACAGAAGAGGAGCGTGAAAATTTATTAATGTCCGTTGATATGGAAAAGAAAATATTTGATCGGTATAAAGTAATTATAGATAGTCTTACCCCTGTAACACCACGCAACCGCCAACCAGTTGTGAATCGTAATCTTGGCTCCATACAACAGCGCCTTCGACCTTCTATGCGAAATGTAACGGGTATAGTGGGAATTCGTGGAAAGATACCCGCAAATGTAATTCGTGGTGCTATAACTCCATTCTTGCGATCTGGCCCCAGACTCCCTGGTATTCGGGTTGCACCTACCGAGGTTGGTCTCAAACACGTTAATACATCCTTGTTTGCAAATGCAAGGAGACGACGCAACACGCGCAGAGGAAGTCGCAAGGCTCGTAGGGACCGCAAGACGCGCTCTCGTAAGTAGACGTGTTTATTTTTCTCAAAAAATGTATATCAATTCATAAACTTACATTTGAGTATATGAATTGGCATATTTATATCTAGATCCCTAGTAGGATGGCCGCCCGACTCATAACGGACCTAGATGCGTTTTTTGATGGTGCAGATGAAACTCTACAGGCTCGCCTTGATGCCTTTTTTAGAGAGGCATTAGGAAAAGCAAGCACACTTCCTCAATTTAGAGGGCTTTTTCAAAGAAAGGAATACGATCGCTTATTCATTGCAGTCCTAACCCGAGACAATACTGCAGCATTTAGAAAGTTTATGGATGAATTTCATATTTCTCCAAATGCTACATTTTATATGTCAGGGTTTGGATATTCAGCTCCCCTTTTGTTTCTAGCAGTGGCACATGGATATGGATTTCATCCAGAAATTGCAGATAGTTTACTTGAGATGGGTGTTGATGTTCATGCGATTGATTCTCATACTGGATTCAATGCATTAATGACAGCAGCTAAAAATGGAAATGTGGAGGGTGTGCGATATTTACTAGCACGAACGGAAATCCAACCTTCCGCCTACGTCTTTGACGGACAGTATGCTGGTGAAACTGCATATGATCTTGCATATACAGGGTATGAACGTGAATTAAGCGTATATGACGCTCAAATGAAGCAGATAGCAACATATAAAAAACTTAGAGATACATCAAAGGACGTAGAAGATGCTGCATCTAGGAAATTACGGGTTGATGCATATAGAGCGATTCTGAAAGAATTATATCCTTTCACGCCAACTACAAGTGTAAAAGATGTAAATGAGGCAAATCTTGTTTCAACAAAAGGTCGTTTGCAACCATACAGAAAAAACCTTCTTGGGCTAGCTAGACGCAAACAAATTCCAGCCAATGTTATGAAATATGGCATTGGGTCTTACTTGACGACTGGTCCCAGGCTCCCTGGTGTCTCTGGAATTCAGCCAACAAATACAGGTCTCAAGCATGTCAATACATCTCTGTTTCAGAAATCTAGAAAGCGCCGTGGGGGTCGTCGTGTGCGCAAGACACGTGGGCGCAAGTAGATGCGTTTAATTTGCTTAAAGACATTCTACGATGCATCTGTAGGAGGCGCTGGGCTTCCTAGGGTTCTCGTCGTAATTCAATTGGTAGAATGTGGGATTGTAGAAGAAATTCTTCTAAAAAAGTAAATCTCCCAAAGTCGCTGGTTCGATTCCGGCCGACGAGATACAGGTTTGATTCTTGTGCCTTGAAAAGAATCTGGAGTCCCGCTTTTGGGACTTGGTCCTTTGGCGCAGTTTAGTTAGCGCGTCGTGCTGATATAAGAGAAATCTTAGTTGTAACGCGAAGGTCCTGGGGGCGGAACCCAGAAGGACCACATAATAAAAAGTGAAAAAAAGAGTATAAAGACTGTAATATAGATATAGTTAGGAGGTGATGGGATCTCCTAGAGGGCCCTTAGTACAAAAGTAGTATACTCGGTTTGCATCCGAGAGACGCGGGCGCGATACCCGCAGGGTCCAAATGGTGGATAAAGGTCTAAAGACATATGAACTTAGATATATAGGCGAGGATGATTTCCTCCCTAGCGGGTTTGTTTCTTCTCCGTTATGAAGGAACTGGTGCGTTGTGACAGGTTTGTTTCTCCTGTGTAAAAGAAATAGTTTTGCCTCCTTAGCTCAGCGGTACGAGCATTTCTCTTGTAGCCCTTATAGGTTTGTGAAGAAAAGGTCCTGGTTTCAACTACCAGAGGAGGCTTCAGGTTTTCATACTTTCCTTATAAAAGTATAATAAAGGTGTCTTGGTGGAGAGGTCTAACACGACAGACTTGAAATCTGTTTCCCTTGGGAGCGCAGGTTCGAATCCTGCAGACACCGTTGTGGCTCTATAGAATAACAGCTAGTTCGCAGGACTTTGAATCCTGAGGCCCGAGGGCGGCACTCGGTAGAGCCTACTTTTAGAGTAATGATATTTCCTCTAAAAATTGATATTAAAGATCTTTTTATCTATAGTACGTAGATTGTATAGAAATATGGGATACATTTATAAAATTACAAATCTTATAAATAAAAAGCTGTATATAGGGCAGACAATACAAGATGATGTTGAAAAACGCTGGGAATTACATCGACGATTGGCAAAAAAAGATAAGGGCTGTACAGCATTAAAGGAGGCGTTTAAAAAACATGGTATTGAAAACTTTAAATTTGAAGTATTAATTATATGTTTTAATGATGATTGTATTGCGTATGAAAAAGATTATATTAAAAAATATAATGCACTTGTTCCAAATGGATATAATATAAGTGAGGGTGGTAATGGGGGAGCCTTGTTTAAGGGAAAGCATCATACTGAGGAAACAAAGAATAAACTTAGAGAATCATCAAAGGCATATTATAGCAATCCAGAAAATAGGGCGGAACATAATGATAAAATAAAAAATGGTATGCAGAAATCAGAAAAATGGAAAAAGGCTTTAGCAGAAGGTCGTGTAGGAGAAAATAGGCGAGGAAAAACATATCAAATGAAAGAAGAATCTAAGAAAAAAATAGGTGAGGGATTAAATAAATACTATAAAGATAATAGAGATAAACATACTAAAATAATGTCTGAAAAGTTAGGACATAGAATTGAACAGTATGATAATAATAATAACTATATTAATAAATATATATCTATTGCAGAAGCTGTGCGACAAACTAATATTCCAAAAACAACACTACAATATTGTATATTAGGAAGATTAAAAACTGCAGGTGGATTTATCTGGAAGCGAGTTGAAAACAATACCTAAAGACATACAAACATATAAGATTGTGGAATACAATATTTCTGTGCTAATAGTTCTTATACTATTATCACAGGAATGGCCGAGCACGGTTAAGGCGTTTCGCTCAAGACGAAATGGAGAAATCCTCGGGGGTTCGAATCCCTCTTCCTGTAAAAATTTCACATAAACTCTTCATAAACAACTTTCTTAAAGTTATTTACGAAGAACTTCCCCCTCACCAACTTATAGGTATAGTCTAATGGAAGTGTGCATTCCAGACTTTAATTCGTTGTAAAGCCTCCTCCGTATCAGGACCATATGCCATTTTTAAATCTAACTATTTCACATACCCTGTTTTAAGCCCCACCGCACCCCATACTAGAATGACGTATGCTGCTGCACTTCATCGCATCCGCTCCTGGAAAAAGGCCAAGAATCCTAGAAAGTGGCTTAATTTGTCCTATTTGAATTTAACTGAATTGCCTCCGCTACCTTATAACCTCCGTCGATTGAAATGTTATATGAATTCCTTGACGACGCTTGAAGGTCTTCCAAAAGGTTTGAAGCAAATTTGGTGTAATTCCAATACATTAGAAAATCTTAAAGGGCTCCCAGATGGTCTTTTGTTTATCAGTTGTTCTGATAATGAAAACCTCAATTCTATAGAAGATATACCAGATTCTGTAAGATCTATACGATTGAGTGATTGCAGTGATATATCTACCATTGAATCATTACCGAGAGATTTAGAGCATTTATATATTTGGAGTATGGGTGGCTTGTCTAAAATCAAAGAGTTTCCGTTAAAGTTAAAAGAATTATATATTTCAGAAACGCACTCGCTCTGGACATTTAAAACTTTACCAGCATTCCCAGAGTCTTTACAATCAATCCACATATTTATGACAACTATAAATAAACTTCCTGTTCTACCAAATAGTCTTAAATCATTATATTTAGTTGATAATTACATTACAGAACTACCGCCATTACCAGTATCACTGCAAAGGTTTGTTTTTGAAGATAGAAACTATAAAGATACTATAACAATAGAATCTTTGCCTCCAAATTTAGAATATTTTAGATGTGACAACCCTAACTTAAAAATTGGAGATATATCTAAACCTAAATTTTGTAAGATTCTTAATAATGAGAATGTTGGTACGTTTATTCAAACCATCGAGTCTATCACAAGGTCCGTAAAAGAATGGGGTTCATCAATCACATATGTTCATGATGAGTTTATTACATTTGAATTGTGTAAAATTGCCATATATCAAGATGCTAGCGCTCTTTGTAGCATCAAGCCACATTTATTAATAAAAGAACAATATTATGAATTGTGTTTAGAAAGTATTGTACAGCATGGGTGGAATATCAAATATGTTTCAAAAGAATTTCAAACGCAAGAGCTCGCGGATATCGCATGTGAATCCTCCTGCTGGGCGATAAAGCATGTTTTAGATGAATTTAAAACATATGAGAATTGTATCAAATCTGTCGAACGAAATGGAGAAACAATACAATTTGTTCCAAGAGGTCTAATTGATGAAAAAATGTGTATAGCAGCTCTTACATCAAAATATAAATGTTTAGAATATATTCCAAAAGAGTTTATAACACAAGAACTTTGTACACTGGCTGTAAAATCTGATGGTGAAAATATACAACATGTTCCAGAAGAATTCTTATCAACTGAAATTGCATTTTTAGCAATTTCATCATCAGGAAATCGCCATTCATCGACCTCTATGGCGGGCGGTAATATTAGGTTTATTCCTTCTAAATATATTACTAAAGAACTTATCATTGAGTCTTTAAAAGACACTCCCACTATATATTGTAGGATTCCAAAAGAGTGTATTACGGAGGAAATTGAAGATATCGCGTTGGATATTTCACCATATTGTATTCAATACATGGAACAGACACCTGAAAGATGTATGCGCATTATTAAACAGGATCCGCACGTTATTATTTGTGATTACATTCAACCTGAAAATATAACAAGAGAAATGGCTAAATATATTATAGATTTACCAAATGAAGTACGCAAACATGTCGTCTATGATGAATTAAAAACATTTTTAGAATCACTAGTCTAAATCCGTCAGATAAAGACACTACGTGTATCTGTAGCAGAATGGATACTATGCGCTGTCTAAAGTCCAACCCAGATATCATACAGAATGTCTGAAATCACACTCTTAAAAGACGACGATATGGTGGAAGATCTCCCCTTTCCTCCAGTGCAACGGTATGGATATAAAACGATTCCTCTTCATCCACTTCATCCATTGTTTATAGAACATGGTGAAAAAATTATTACGAATGAAAATAGGAGGACATTTGTTCAAACGTCTGAGAGCGTGTTGCAGTCTGTAAGTCTCTGGGGGCCATCTATTGGGTATGTTCGTAATGAATTGATTACCTATGATCTTTGCAAACTAGCTATTGAGAGTCATAAAAATTCTATTTGTAGCATTAAACCAGAGACATTGTCTATAGAAGAGTATTCTGCATTATGTAACCAATCCATTAAAGCCGATGGTGGAAACCTAGATATAATTCCAAAGGATATGCAAACGCAGGAACTCTGTGATGCAGCGATTCAGTCTAGATGTTGGGCGATTCGGTATTGTTTAGATACATTTAAAACATATGAGAACTGTTTTTCAGCGGTCAAGCAAAATGGAGAGGTCCTAGAGCATGTCCCAAGAGACCGCATAGATACTGAAATGTGTATGGCCGCCGCAAACAGTAAATACCCCTGTTTAGATAGAATCCCTAAGGAGTTTTTGACAAGAGAACTTTGTGATGAAGCTGTGAAGGCAAATGGGAAAAATGTGAAATGGGTTCCAGATGAATTCATGTCATATGAGTTAGGATATATTGCAATAACAAGCCCAGGGCCGTATGCATCAAGTTCAGATATGGCTGGTTCCAATATTCAATACATTCCAGCCAAGTATCTTAGCAAAGAGACAATTGTAGAATCTGCAAGGCGCTGGTATCCTACATATAAAACAGTCCCAGAAGACTGTAGAACCGATGAGATTGAGGAAGCTGTGTTGGAAGTCTCTCCTATTTGCATACAATATATGAAGCAAACGCCACAACGGTGTTTGAAGGCCATTCAAGTGTGTCCTTATACGAGTATGCGGTATATTCAAAAGGAAAATATCACGAATGAAATGACAGAAATCTTTCTAGCCTTACCACAAACAAAGCGAGAGTATTTTACCGAAGACGATTCTGACGAGGAATAGACACGTAAAATTAAGTATCTAAAGCTTCCATACAAATACACTACGTGCATCTGTAGCAGAATGGATACATGCGCTCGCCTTCTAAGCGAGAGAATGCGGGTTCGACCCCCGCCAGATGCTTTCTAGCAATCTTTTTTGTATAGAAAACTGCTAGATTTAGAAATAAATCACACGTTGTATTTTCCGTCCTTGAGGAATGCGATTGGTATCACCTACATAGATACTATATTGAAGAGTATGTAGAATGTCTAAAGTATTACCTGACAATAAAGATATCAAAGGCATAACGTTGTTTTTCTTTTAAGATATCTCTATCTGTATAGATTTGGCGCTAGAGGGAGGCATATTATTACACATGATATAATAGGAACAATATGAATAGCTCCCTGCGAATAAAGTTAAAGATGGGGACAATTCCGGTCCGAAAATATAATGCAAATCATCTTGCAATTATTGAAGCTGAAATCCCGCTTTATAGATCTGGACCCCAACGTGAGGGGATAAGACTGCGCAGTAGAGCGATTCTGCATAAACTACCACAATTCTATGCATCCTGGCAAGTGGCCGCAATGTATTCGTCGGTCGGCAGTTATTTTTATACATATCGTGTCGCGCAGAGGCTACCTCTCCTTTATATTACAATGGAGTTTATCCAGTTCTTATTAGATCAGTATGATCATATAGCAACAGAAAAAGACAAAGAACGTGTGCGGCGTTTTCTCTATGTATTTGGATACAAATTAGATGTACTCTTTACTAAGGTTACACCTGTCCACCGCACTAAAGATCTACGTGACGTGGGGTACCCGAGAGGGCTCGACGTTCCTGATACACCAGATGCATATTTTAAAGCATGGGCAAATCACCTCATGTCAAAGGACCCGCATATTCACATAAGATCAGAATATCTATCCACGTTTAATCGATTTAATCGGATTTCTCTGACGAGTATCGACTATACTGTATTTGAGGAGATATTTAATGTCACACATCCACCAATCGTGTCTATCCTACGACAGACAATACGTGGCGAGTCGATCGCCCTACAAGGTATATATGTACCGCCGATCATATCAGGTATGTTCAATACACAATATCCACTCATGGCAGATGATATTTTTCCAGAAGAAGTGTTTATACGAAAAAGCGCTGTTGAACATTTTGTGAAGAACACTGAAGGGGAACCATATGCATATACAACTGATGAAACAGATATAACTGTATTAAATGCTTTTTCTCAACGCCCACCTGTAGATATTGCTCCAATGTCAGAACACATTTTTTTCAATGATATGTCTTTACCCGCTGTGGCATATATATTTCTTTATACGCATATATACTCTAGACTCTTTAATCTTATAATTAATAGTATTCAACACGTTACGAATCTCACAGAGGGAAAATCCAATAGCTATGCCAGTATCTCAGAAAGGGTTGGAAAGATGCTATACGACGAAATACATCAAATCCTTATCATGTGTGGCAATGTAATCGATGCTATGCTTGTCATAGATGCTCATATGATTCATCTTGATCGCGTACCTGTAGAGGAGAACAATCCCTATTATAAAGATGGGGAATTCAATGCCAATCTGTATACATACTCTGTCTTGAGTTCGGCAATTAAGATGTCGATTGGCCAACTACGTGCACTTTATACTCTTATGTTAGATCAAGAAATTCTTGGTGGAAATTATAGTCCAGTGATTTCAGGTGGTGCATTATTTGGAGTTTATACCACTGGAATGTTTCGACGATTAACAAAAGATGCCGACGTAAAAATCGTGCTGGAAGGGGATGTGGCAGACAATGGCAATGAATATGAGCTTATGCAGAATTCTGAATACCTTGAGAGACTTGGGAGACAGGAGAACGATCACTGGGCTCTCACCGTAGCTAACTATATATGGCTAACAGTGAATGAATACATTTTCAATGAATTGGCTGGGAAAAAGCTCTATGTATATGCACGCGTAATTAATGCGATTGGACGAATGAAGATACAAGTCCGTGATTACTCAAACAATGAGAATGGTATTGAGCCATTGAAGTGGGGTGTCTATGCAAGTGCAACTCCAAATAAGCGGAATTTAACGAATACAGTCGTGGAATTCGATCGTTTTATTGAATTAGAGTTTCAATTGGGACCGTCCTTCATATCTACTATATTCAACTGGTGGCTTGAGATCAATAAACCTAGTATCGATGGTGAAGAGATTACATCATATGTGGATTATAATAGTGCAATTAAGAAGTCATTACATGCAAAAAAGGCTGCACGTGCGGCTGGACGTAGTGTGGCCACATATAACAAGAAGATCCAAAGGATTATGGCACTGTTCGAAACAAATGAAGATTTACATAGCATATTAAAGAGCAATCTTATTCATTATAAAGGATATACATTGGACAAAAATGCAGCGGCAGTGACAGATATGATTATGAAATACGATAGTTTCTTTGAATATAATAGGAATCTCAACGGGTTCCTCACAAATCGACCTGCGCCATTTTTTAGGAATGGAACTTCATATGCTATCGGCGGGTTTGCCTCTCTATATATTCATAAAGCTGGAGATGAAACTGATCCAGTATTAACATATGGATTGATTGATTATACATTCGATACACATTATTCAACGCTTGGGGCATTCACGCGGTATGCTGGAATCCGAGATTGGGGGGTCCGAAATATAATGGGTATATTCTATGGTTCATCATTTTGGTTTATTCATGAAACTATAAAACTAAATACAATCTGTAATGAGACCGCCTATCCAGGTGATAATGAAGCTGATGAAAATCCGCTGAATGCATGTGCACCAAAGAGAGTGGCGAGGGAAATCAAGAGTGCCAAATATGGAGAAAGATACAGAATGGTGAATGATTTTTTCATCGCATACATAATACATTTGCTTGATAATAAAGGTAGCAGTTTAAACCGCAGATTACTAGAGGGTGTTGAGAGACCTGTCGATATGGGGCTTCCTGCTATTGAGGAATATTTAACACGTGCATATTCTACACCAGTTCTACAGATTGAGTTTGATAGAGAGCTGATTACTTTTATAGATACATATAATAATATTAATAGGGAGTACATGGTTGGTGCAGGACGACATGCTGCGCGGCAGCGCAGGAGGCGGTCACGAAAGGTGGGTTTACGAAACCAGCGTCGTAAGCAAACTAGACGCCGATAGCTGCCATTTACATTGCATATACGACATTGAGCGAACCCTGTATATCATATACCTTATCTGCCCAAACACTCATAGAGAATAAAATACCGGACATTAACATTAAATTAATATATGTATATATCCGTGTTGCATTAAATCATTTACTATATACAAATAAAATTACAATTGAAAATTTAAAAAAAATCTACATACTACATAGGACTAATGAATAAAACTCTGAAGAGGATTAACGATACATTATTCATAACGGAAAAAATGGATACCCAAAAGGATCTGTATAGATGGTCACCACCGAAAGAGTTAGAAACACGGTTCGGCGTAGAGGTGGAAGCGTGTATTCGAACTACGCCCGACTGTATTAATTTTAATACAGAGTATGTTAATCTTATTCCAGGATTCAAGGGTAAGTTTGATTATTATTATCAAAATATAATAACAAAAACGAAACATTTCAAAAAATTAGCAGATAAGTATAAATTCCTTGTTGCGATTAACAGGGAAGGGGGTGAATATGTAAATTATTACTATGATATGACCAACCCAAACTTACCTGGCATAACATATGACAAATTACTTGAAAAAAAGTATAAGGAGGCTGGAACTGAAGTGGGGGACATTTATCACCCGTATCAACAACTTGTGCAGGAGGCTGTGAGGCAAATCGTGGATAAAGGAATTAATTATGAAATACCA